AAACAAACGTAGTTGGAGTAGCAAACAGTGGTACTCAAACATCAAACATAGTTTCATTCTTTGAAAATTTCGCATCAAGTTCTTACGTAGTCTTCGATAGTGGTTGGAAGTATCTTTATGACCGCTTCGCTGACAAGTATAGATGGATCCCATGTAACGGTGACGTTGCTGGCTTATGTGCTAGCACCACTGCTTCAGGTGACCCATGGTTCTCTCCCGCAGGATTGAACCGAGGTGGAATCAGAAATGCTATTAAACTAGCATACTCACCTAAAAAATCTGAAAGAGATACACTATATCAGAAGAGAATTAATCCTATCACATCTCTTCCTGGTCAGGGTATCGTACTCTTCGGAGACAAAACTGCTCTCGCTTCACCATCTGCTTTTGATCGCATCAACGTCCGTCGTCTCTTCCTCGTCGTAGAGAAGACAATAGGAAATGCTGCGAAGGGAGTATTGTTTGAACTAAATGACGAATTTACTAGAAACAACTTCAACAACGTTGTCGAACCATACCTACGTGACATTCAAGCACGTCGTGGTATCACTGACTTCTTAGTTGTTTGTGATAGTTCCAACAACACACCTGATTTAATTGATAAGAATGAGTTTGTTGCTGAGATTTACATCAAGCCTGCTCGCTCTATCAACTTCATCACACTAACCTTTGTTGCTACACGTACAGGTGTTAGTTTCGAGGAAGTAATCCCAAGGAGATCTTAAACAATGGCTGAAACCAAAGCACTGGGCGTATTAGAATTCCAGTCTAGAATCAAGGGAGCAGTTAGACCTAACCTGTTCTCTGTGACACACAACTTTCCAACAGGCATAATCGCTGAAGATGGATTAGAAACATACTTGTGTAAGAGTGCTGCTCTTCCTGCATCAACAGTAGGAACAGTAGAACTACCTTTCCGTGGTAGAGTGATCAAGGTACCTGGCGACAGAACCTTTGAATCATGGACTGCTACATTCTATATGGATGATGCTTTCCAACTACGTGGTGCTTACGAAAAGTGGATTGAACTAACCAACACTGTAGATGCTAACACAGCATCAGCAGGAATGGATGCTATCTTACAGGACATCACTGTAACTCAGATGGATAAGTTCAATGGATCCGCAAAACAATTCAAGGACATCCGTCAGTATAAATTAGTGAAAGGTTTCCCAGTATCTGTTTCACAGGTATCACTAGCATATGACAACAACGATTCTTACGAAGAGTTCGATGTTGAGTTTGCTTACCAGTACTTCGAGACATCTATTGGACAGAATACTATGAAAAGGGTTGGCACTGCCTAACTAAATAGTAGGTAAAGAAACGCAATATTATGGCAGAGTTATTCGGATTCTCGTTTAGAAGAAGAGAGGAGGAGTTAAAGAAAAGTGCTCCTTCTCCCGTCGCCCCAACTAATGAGGATGGTGCTACAAGTTTTATAGCTGGTGGTTACCATGGGACATACGTAGATCTTGATGGTAACTTCAAGACTGAATACGACATGGTGGTTAAGTATCGCATGATGGCGATGCACCCTGAAGTAGACAGTGCGATTGAAGACATTTTACAAGAGTCAATAGTCACAGACCAAAATGACTCACCCGTGCAGATAAACCTGGCAAACTTAGATGTCAGTGATTCTGTCAAGGATATGATTAGAACAGAGTTCGATTATATTAAAAATTTAATAGGATTTGATACTAAAGCTCATGAAATGTTCCGTAGATGGTACATTGATGGGCGTTTGTATTATCATAAGGTCATAGATTTGAAGAGACCTCAAGATGGTATTCTCGAACTCCGTTATGTAGATCCACAAAAGATCAAGAAAGTCAGACAGATCAACAAGATTCCAAAGACCGCAGACCAGTTCCAGTCACTAGACTATGGTAAGGTAGACGAATATTTTATATACAATCCCAAAGGACTACGCAATACCTCCGCAAATAGTGGTATAAAAATTGCGAAAGATGCTATAACATATGTCACCTCTGGTATCCTTGATACTAATAAGAATATAGTATTGTCTTACTTACATAAGGCAATCAAAGTTCTTAATCAACTCATGATGATCGAGGACTCTCTTGTTATCTACAGGATATCAAGAGCACCAGAGCGTAGAATTTTCTACATTGATGTAGGAAACCTACCAAAGGTGAAAGCGGAGCAGTACCTACGTGAGGTAATGAGTCGCTATAGAAACAAACTTGTTTACGATGCTAATACAGGAGAGATTAGAGATGACAGAAAATACATGTCGATGCTCGAAGACTTCTGGTTACCCAGAAGAGAGGGAGGACGAGGTACTGAAATCACTACGTTGCCAGGTGGACAAAATCTTGGAGAACTTACGGACATCCAGTACTTCCAAACCAAACTTTATAAAGCATTGAACGTACCAGCTGGTCGTTTAGACTCAGAGTCAACCTTTAACATTGGAAGATCTTCAGAGATCATGCGTGATGAACTGAAGTTCACTAAGTTTGTGGGTAAACTCCGCAAGAAATTTAGTGAGATGTTCCAAGACATTCTTAAGACTCAACTCATTCTAAAAGGTGTAATCACACCAGAGGACTGGGATGACATGAAGGAGCATATACAGTACGATTACTTATATGACAATCACTTTACAGAACTTAAGAATATTGAAATGTTAAACGAGAAGATCAACGTAATCACTGCCATGGAACCATTCATGGGACGTTACTTCTCTACTGAGTACGTACGTACAAACATCTTAGGTCAGTCTGAGGTCGAGAAAAAAGAACTTGACGATCAGATGAAAGATGATATTTCTTCAGGTAAGATCATTGACCCATTAGAAATGACAGCCATGGATCAAAAAGCTATGGATGACGAAAAAGATAATGCGGAACTTGATAAAGAAATGAAGAAAGCACAGATCAAAACACAGGCAGAGAAGGGTACTACTAACCCCTCTGGCAGTACCAGAACCCCTGCTAAAAGTAGGAATGGTAATAAATAACATTACGTAACACAATTATTATGACTACACCACAGCGAGATATCGTTGATTTGCTTTGGAACGACGACCAGGCTGATGCTCTGGGAAAACTCAAAGACATGCTACAGACTAAAGCTGCTATGGCAGTGGACGCTAGTAAGCAAGGTGTTGCTGACAGAATGTTTCCACATGTACCTGATGAAGGTAATGCGGAACCTGACCCAGAGGCACTAGAAAACCCTACCGCTGAATTAGAGGAACCATCTGATGAAACTGATAACGGAACAGAACAATGATATAGAGGTTCTTACCGAAGAAAAAGACGGTAAGAAATCAACCTACATCAAAGGAGTATTCTTACAAACTGAGATCACCAACCGCAATGGTAGAATGTACAAGTTCGATACCATGAATCGTGAGGTGTCAAAGTATAATGAGGAGTTCGTTAACAGAGGTAGAGCTTTAGGTGAGTTAGGACACCCAGAAGGTCCTACACTTAACCTAGATAGAGTGTCACATAAGATTGTTGAACTTTACCCAGAAGGAACTAACTTCATAGGTAAGGCAAAACTTATGGAAACACCCATGGGTAAAATCGCTAAGTCATTGCTAGACGAGGGCGTACAACTGGGAGTCTCTTCTAGAGGTCTCGGTTCAATCAAGAAAGAAGGTAGTTGTTCTGTGGTAGCAGATGACTTCATTCTATCCACTGCTGCGGACATCGTAGCAGATCCTTCAGCACCTGATGCATTCGTAGAGGGTATCTATGAAGGACGTGAGTGGATCACTGTAGATGGCAAAGTTAAGGAGCGTACAATCGAAGAGATTAAAGCTGCTATTGACAATGCACCAAATCCACAAGAACTTCAAGAAAGAAAGATTTCCGCGTTCGCGACTTTCTTAAGAAGTATATAAATTATAAATAAAAATAGTTAAATTACCGCAGATCTTATTTCGTAGGAGAAACCATGTCCACAATAGATGAAAAATTTGAGAAACTCATCGCGGAAAAGAAAGCAACTGAAGCTGTAGCTGAGGAAGCATCTGAACCAAAAACCGAAGTTTCTGAAGACGCAGCAACAGGCAATACTGCCATTACAAGTGGTGCTGTACCACAACAGAAGTCAGACTTAAAGAACGATGCCATAGAGGTAGGTGGTTCTTCTAAGGAAAAACCTGAAGGTCCTGATAATGTTGGTAAAAAAGCAGCTGCTCCTGTAGGAGTAGAGAAAGACAAGACATTAAAGATGAAACCATCTGGTGCATCATCTAAAATGCCTGGTGCTTTATCTGGTAAAATCTTTGACGACGTGGAAGTCGAAGGAGAAGCGGTTACTGAAGACAGCAGTGAAGACATCGCAGCAGTACTTAAGGGTGCTGACTTAGATGAAGAGTTCACAGAGAAAGCAAAGACTGTCTTTGAAGCAGCTGTTGACGCAAAGGTCACAGCAAAGATTGACTCCCTTAAGGAGCAAGCAGCTAACAAATTCGTAGAAGAGATCGACACGATCAAAGAAGAATTTGCTAGTCGCGTAGAGAATTTCCTCCAGTACGCTTGCGATGAGTGGCTCAAGGAGAACGAACTTGCTGTTGAGCAAGGTCTCCGCACTGAAGTCACTGAGACGTTCATGGAAGGATTAAGGAAATTGTTCATCGAATCAAACATCAATGTTCCAGATGATAAACTGGATCTTGCTGCTGAGATGAGCGAGAAAATAGATGACATGGAAGACCGACTTAACGAACAGGTTAAGAAGAATGTCGAACTACACGAGGTAGTGGGTACCTATCGTAAACATGAGATTTTGAGTGAACTTACCAGAGGTCTCGCAGAGACACAGAAGGACAAGTTCAAATCCCTTGCCGATGCAGTCGAATTCAAATCTGATGAGTCGTATCGTGAGAAGCTAGGTCAAATTAAGGAATCATACTTTGGTGCTCCAAAGACTGAGACCGTGACTGAGGTTGCTTCAGAAGAATCTGCACCAGAGGCAGAAAAACAACTTGAAACTGTTAGTGAAAGCATGGCAGCATATGTCGAGCAACTAGCTAAAAGGATCTAATTCACTCTCTTAAACTAACATTTTAAAATGTTCAATACAGAAAAACTACAGGAGAAGTGGAATCCCGTACTAAAGCATGATGGTCTTCCTGAGATAAAGGATAACTATCGTAAAGCGGTTACCGCACAACTCCTAGAGAACCAAGAAAGGTTCATGCGTGAGGAAAAACAAATCCTTACAGAGGCACCTACTAACGCAGGTCCTATCAACACCCCTACAACAGGTAGTGGTGCTAACTTCGGTTTCGACCCAATTCTTATTAGCTTGATTCGTCGTGCTATGCCTAAGCTTATTGCTTATGACATCGCAGGTGTTCAGCCTATGAATGGTCCTACTGGATTAATCTTCGCAATGAGATCACGCTACGTTAACCAGTCAGGTAACGAAGCATTCTTCGATGAGCCAGATGCACAGTTCTCTGGTACCGACGGAGCTACTCCTCCAACAGCAACAACTGAGAAAAACCCAGGTTTGATCAACGATGCTTCTGGTGGTGGTACAACAGAAGGTAACTATGACCTTGCTTCTTCTAAGTTCGGCACATCTGAGATGGAATCTCTTGGAGAAGGTGCATCTACAGCGTTCATGGAAATGGCGTTCAGCATCGACAGAATTGCTGTTGAAGCTAAAGGTAGAGCATTAAGAGCAGACTACTCAGTTGAACTTGCTCAAGACTTGAAAGCAATCCACGGATTAGATGCCGAGTCTGAACTAGCAAACATTCTTTCTACTGAGATCCTTGCTGAAATCAACAGAGAAGTTGTAAGAACTGTAAACTCACAAGCTAAAACTGGAGCACTTCAAGCAAATACAGCCATCAATGGTATCTTCAACGTACAGACAGATGCAGATGGTAGATGGTCAGTAGAAAAGTTCAAAGGACTTATTCTTCAGATCGAAAGAGAAGCTAACGTAATTGCAAAAGAAACACGTAGAGGTAAAGGTAACTTTATCATCTGCTCATCTGATACAGCATCTGCATTAGCTGCTTCAGGTATGTTAGACTACACACCTGCAATGTCAACTAACTTACAGGTAGATGACACAGGTAATACATTCGCCGGTACATTAAACGGTAGAATGAGAGTCTACATCGACCCATATTCAACTACAGACTACATTACAGTAGGATATAAAGGTACAAATCCATATGATGCCGGTGTATTCTATTGCCCATATGTACCACTAACAATGGTCAGAGCTGTAGCTGAAAATACCTTCCAACCAAAAATTGGTTTCAAAACCAGATATGGAATGGTATCAAACCCATTTGTTGATACAGGTAATGTAGCAAACAGAGATGGTTTGGCTGCGGTTAAGACTAACCAGTACTACAGAATATTCAGAGTTGATAATATTCTTGGTGCCTAAATCTTAGTGATAGCGATTAAAAGGGGAGCTCAGGCTCCCTTTTTATCGTATAAATAGTAATATGTCATTAACTCAAAATTTTAACTATCTTCAACCGACGGGTTTTCAACTCGTTATAGATAGAACTAATTATCCAAATCTACAATTCTTTGTTCAAGATTTTACACATGCAGGTGTTATCATGAACACTGCTGATTTAACATACAAGAAAAT